ATATCATACTCCTAAATTTACCATTTCAGGACAAACAGCTAAATTTAAAATTGGTGATAATGTTATTTTAAAAAGTAATATACAATCTGATATATCTAACTTGTCTGCTATAACTTTTGGTTATTCTTATAAAATTATATTCATAGAATTTTCAAGTGGAAACACTTATATATGGATAGATACTAATTTTCAAGGTCAAACTCAAACATCACTAGTAGGAACATATTTAGATTTAGATTATCACAAATTAATTGAATATGTAGGAGAAATTAATCAAATAACAAATGTTCAAACTGCTTCAAGAGTTGGTCAAGAAGTAACAGCATATATACCAAATCAAGGAGGTGAAACTCCTACTATTCTATTTGGAACAAGAAGTAACACAAATTATTATCCTAATTTGGAGATTCCTATACTTGCTGATGAAATACAATCTGAAATTATTGGTGCTGAAAGTTTAAATTCTAATATAAGAACTAATCCTCAAGATTATCCTGGATCATTTTTTGGTCAATTTGATACTGTTGATAATACATATTTATGTTCTGATGGTGATAATGTAAGATATCAAGGAGATTATTATGGTGTAAATTTAACTAATAACACAGGGTTAAATTCAGATGAATATATTGAAAAATTAACAGATTTTAATTCTGATAATATTGATGGAGTTTTTCTTGATGTGGATAGAACACATTATTATAAAATGAATATTGCTGGATTAGAGTGCAAAAATTTTGACGAATTTAGTTCATTGTCAATACAAGGAAAAGCACCAAATGATTTTGAATTTAATGCGATATTGTGGTATTATGAATTAGTGGAAAGAGATAGTAATAATAATGTTAATTCTCATGTTAATTTATATGGAATTGAATTTTTAAATAATCCTGATAATGATGATGATAATTTTGCGACACAAATAACTCCTTATAATAAGTTAGTTACAAACGGAGTACAAGATGGATTGTCATATATGTTTAATTTAAATATTAATTATAATATTGATAACGATGTTAAACCATTAACATATGACTCAACAACTATTTATAATATGTTTGGATTTGATATGTATAACGAAATGATGAAGAGATTTTATCAAGTAAATGAAAATTTTGTTAATATTATAAATGAATTTGTTAGAATAAATTTAGATTTACAGGAAATGAAAAGCTTAATATATTCTCAGACTAGCATTGATGAGTTAAAAAGCAAAATGTCTAATATGGAAAATCTATTAAAATTATATTCAACCAATCAATTTGTTGATTCTGATTCAACTGCAATATCTGTTGATTATTCAGGAATATATCCTAAACTAAAAATGAACGTTATTACAGTAGAATACGATGAAATAGAAAATATTAGCATATCTCAAGTTTATAATTATAATTTAGCGAATACTGGATCTTCATATCCAATATCAACAGCATTCACTAGTAATATGTTATTAAATATCATAAATGATAATATATCTACAAATGGCGGAGATGTTATAATTATGTTAGATCATGATTTAAAAAATAAACAAAAATTAGACATAATAATTGAACCTAAATATGCTCAATATTCTCAAAAATTATATTTTAATATGATGTTTAATTATAATGGAGTATCATCTCAAGTAACCATTTTTTATACAGATTTGCCAAAAGATATAGTTGAAGGAAAATACATAAATTTAACACCAGAAAAATCAACATTTGATGATAATTTCTATTTGAACGAAAATATATATGTCAATTGTACAGATGTATACACAGGAGAAACATTATGTGTGGAAGGAGAATATGTAGAATTAATATTAACTGAAGATATGTTCAAATCTGGTAATACTATATATGTACAGAATCTATATTTTAAAGATACCTTTGGTAATATAATAGATTATAGCGGAGCATACACAATATTAAAAAAAGTAGGTATAAATATTACTATAAATATATTTCAATCTTTATTATGCGGATATACATTAGTTGGACAACCTAGAATAAGTTATTATAGAGGATTACAAGTTACTATGCTTAGAGTAGATGGAAGTAACACTTCGACATTTGCAGATAGATATAACATAACATATAAAATAATTTAACATATGGACATTTTAATAGAAGATTTAGTCAATAAAATAAAAACAGTATTTGACACTACTAAAGTACTATCAGTAGATACTATTTATGAAAAAATATTAAATTCAGATGAATTGAGATTAATTATATCAATAAATAAAATTTTATATGATGATATTAATATCATTTATACAAAATTGATTTTTACTACTGATAATACTAAATCAAAAATAACCAAAAATTATTTTACTTATTTACATGATATTAATTGTGAATATGTCAGAATTGAATTTTCAAACTTAGATGAATTTGAAAATAAAATTAAAAATATTTTTAAAGAAAATAAATTTGGAGAAAATATTAAAATATTATCAGAATTCGTTAAGTCTCCAGCAACATTAATTAATAAATGGTTTGAAAATAATGATGTATCTAATATATCAATAACTAATGTGGATGAAACAAAAATATCAATAATGCCTTGTAAATCAATTTTTTTTAATTTTAAATTATCATTAAGTAACAATCAAAATGTAGATTTAACAATTACAAAAAATGGCTCTGATGATTACAATTTCAAATTTGAAATTTTCAAAAAAATATACGAAGACACCGAAATAAATCTCAAAAAATTGGTAGAAACAATTGGTGAAAATTTAAAAAAACACATAAAATAATTAAAAAAAAATATAAAAAGAGTGGCAAGAATTTCAAAACTCAATAGAATTTTCAATAGCATAGAATTAAGTTATGCAAATTTAACAAATCAGTTAAATAATTGGATAAGTGCAACTTATAAAAAATCTAATATTCTTTATAATTCTGCTTCTCCATACGGACAAATTTTAACTTTCGTAAAAGAAGTATTTATACAAAATGTACTATATGTCAAAAATGCAGTTAGACAATTAGATATAGATCAAGCTGTTACTATTAGAACGATTCGAAATATTGCAAGAATATCAGGACATAATCCTTCCAGAGCAATATCAGCGCAAGGAACATTGAAATTCAAACTTAAGCAAGGAACAGATATTAGTCAAATTTCAGGAGGAAAAATTGTAATTTATAATGAAACACAACTAAAAAATACATCCAATAGTCTATATTATTCAATAAAAACAGGAACATATAGAAACTATTACACATTAAAAAATGGATGTCAATTTTTCATTAATATAGTTCAAGGTAAATATGAAACACAAACATTTACTGGTGATGGTACATTATCTCAATCTTATCAAGTGGTAGTTAGTAATAGCTCAACTATAGATAATTTTGATTTTCAAATATCATTAAATGGGGTAACATTACAGATAAGAGATCATTTATATGATATGCTACAAGATGAATATGCATGTTATACTAGAACTGGATTTAATGGAGGACTTGATGTTTATTTTGGAAATGGAATAAATGGTTGTATTCCAGATATTGGTGCTGTAATAGAAGTTAAATATCTTACAACTAATGGATTAGCTGGTAATATATTAAACAACAATGTTAATGGATTTAATTTTATAACAGATATATATGATAGCGAAGGAAATGTTGTTCAAGCAGATAAATTATTTGATATTTTTATTGAAACTGATATAAATTTTGCAAGTGATGGAGAAAGTATAGAATATACTAGATCTGTAATTCCTTATGTTTCAAGAAATTTTGTTCTTGCCACACCTGATCAATTTATATATCATCTAATGAAATTAAATATGTTTTCAAAAGTAAATGCATTTAATACATTAGACACAATTAAAATAGATTTAAATTCTAATACAGATACAATAGACATTAATCTAAATGAAATGTATTTATATTTAATACCAAGAATAACAGATTATTTCTCAGCTAGTGTTAATTATTTTAATATTCCTTTTGATTATTTTTATCTTAATCAAGATGAAAAAAATAGAATAATAAGTTATCTTAAAATTCAAGGTATAGTTAGCATATCATCAATTATAAGTATTATAGATCCAATAGTAAAAAAATATATAGTAAATGTTTTCATTAGAAGATATGATGATACATCAGAAGATAATATAAGAGAGCAAGTTCTTGATACATTATCAACATATTTCTCATCATATAGTAGATATGATAGAATAGTTAAAGCAAATCTTATTACTGAACTGAAAGATATTGATGGAATAGATTCAATAAATTTGGAATTTGTTGGTAAAGAAAATGAAGATTACAATAGAAATGGAGCATTATTATCATCTACTAAGTCAAATGTATTACAATCTACTTATGTATCAAATTCTAACTCAGTAAATGCATCTACCAATGAGTATAAAAGTATAATCACATCTACAAATAATGCAAATTCAATTAGTTCTGATCGTAGTAATACAGCAACATCATCTAATTATTCAAGTTCAATAATTGGAAATTCAAAATTGTCTGCATCAATTGGTAGTAGTACAGTTGTATCATATTCTAATACATCACAATATGATTCATCAAAGCAAATTGGATTAGATCCTGTTTTAGGAGACATCATAATAGGAAACAATGAATTAGTTGTATTAAGAGGAGGCTGGATAAATAGAAACGGAATTTACTTTGGAGAAGATCCTACATCATCATCAGGATTTAGTACTGTTAATATTATTTGGAAAGGTGTGACATACAGAACATAATTATTTCAAGAACTCGTTAATTATATCTTCTTTGTTATCTAATACAAAGTTATGTATATAATAAGCGAGTTTTTTATAATTTTTATATTCATAAATAATTTTTATATTATAATCATTTAAAAAATTATCATCACAAGACAATAAATATTCATCTTCTGGATCAAACCAATACACAAATTCATATATTTTATCAATAACTTTCATAGATAATAGCACAGCCACTCCATTATTTATTTTTCCTATGTAATCTATAACCGATATAAAATTTGACTCATCCATTTATAATGTATCTTTTTTTATATATATAAAAAAACAAGGTTTAAAATGGCTCTAAATGACGTAAAAGATTTTACAATAAGATATCCTGGACATCCAAAATATACTTCAGATAAAATTATCGAAGATGATGATGTCGAAGTTATAGTTCAAAAATTAGAAATGATATTATACACAAATAAAGGAGATGTTCTGGGTGATGAAGATATGGGAGCAAATTTGGAATATTATCTTTGGCAAACCAATGTCACTACTGATACACTAAAAAAATTAGTAGATGAACAAATTCAAACATACATACCAGAACTATTGGCAATTGGCTATAATTTTGATTTGTATTTATATGAAGGAACTTTACAAGACATTCTAAGATTGGATTTTTTAATAAAAGGATATAATATAGAGTTTATTTATGAATAATTATATATTTACTGATATTGATGGCGTTTTGAATCCTAAATATAAAAAAATATGGAGTAAAAAATGCATTGATATATATAATAGAATTTGCGATGATTTTAGTTTGATTCCTATTATAATATCAACATGGAGAGTTAGATATACAATTGAAGAATTACAAAAAATATTTTATTTACAAGGTGTTGAATCAAAGATATATGATTATACTCCTATTTTGAATTCTTTAAGAGGATTAGAAATAAAAAAATGGTTAATAAATAATAATCATGATAAATATGTGATTATTGATGATAAAATTTCTGAAATTTCACCTTATGTTGATAATATAATACACTGCAAAGGTTGGATTGGATTAACAGAAGAAAATTATGAAGAAATAAAAAAAATTATGAATTATGGCTGAAAATAAAGTTGAAGATTTTATATTAACAACAGAACTTGTCAATGAAATAACAATAAAAGAAAATTTAGGCAAACCTTTAAAAAGATTTGAAAAACTGTGGTTCTCTAACATGAGAGGTATTCGTAGAACAAATTTAACTTTTGCTATGACTGAGTTAGAATTTGAAGAATATATAAAATGTAAAATAAATGTACAATATTTTGCTGAGCATTATTGTCAAATTAAAAGAGAAGATGGATCAATTGGTCCTATGAAATTACGTGATTATCAAAAAGATATTATTGACTTATACACAAAAAATCCAAGAAGTATATTAATGGCAAGTAGACAAACAGGTAAGACAGTTTCTGCTGCTATTGTATTATTACATTTTGTTCTATTTAATGATGATAAAGGTTGTATGGTTGTTGCAAATAAAGGAAAGACAGTTAAAGAAATTATAAGAAAAATAAAAGATATTTATAAGTTGGTACCATTCTTTCTTAAAAAAGGAGTGACTAACTGGAATGAAACTCAAATTGCATTTGAAAATAATTCCAGAATTCAAACAGAAAATAGAACAAAAGATCCATCAATTGGATTTACAATTGACTTTCTTTATCTTGATGAGTTTGCTCACATTCCAGAAAATTTCATTCGAGATTATTATGGAGCTATAATTCCAGTAGTATCATCAGTTAATAATTCACATATAGTAATAACATCTACACCAAATGGATATAATATGTTTTGGGAATTATTCACAAACGCTGAATTACCAGAGGACGACCCATTAAAAAATCCATATAAGGCAATGAGAGTTTTGTGGAATCAAGTACCAGGAAGAGAGGACACAAAAATTAAAATAATGGAAGCTAAATTAAAAAAATATAATATAGCAAAATCTGCATTACTACGTGAAATAAGAGACAAATATGATATAACATTATATAAAAAATATATAGGAGAAGATATGTTTGACTGTGTAGCGTACAATATAAAAGATGAAAAAACACACATAGAAAATATAAGAAAAATAAGAATAAATGGAATTCCTTTACCTGAATTGGCAATTGTTAGCAATTGGCAAGAAGAAGAAACAAAATTATTATTATCATCTGATAAATTTGATCAAGAATACGGCTTACATTTTGTCACTGGAGATAAAATTCTATTTAATAAAGACACTATTGATTTATTGAAAAGTTATCAAATACCTTTTGATAATATAAATATAAATCAATTTGATAAATTTAAATTTCCATATGATTCTTTGAAATTCGTAAAAGATTTAAATCTGTTTAATGTTGCAAGAGCAAAAGATTATTATACTGTATTATCAATTGACTTATCAGAAGGATTAGCAAAGGATTATTCTGTTATAAATATATTTAGATTAGCATTAAGAGACAAAAATGAAATAGAAAAATATCAATATGATAACATACAAGATTTATTTAAACTTGAACAGATAGGATTATTCAGAAATAATTTATATTCAATAAGAGAACTTGCACATATGCTATATCTAATAGCATTTGAGTTATTTGATCCAGAAAAAACAAAAATTGTACTTGAATATAATACATATGGTTCTGAATTATTGGCTCATTTACCTAATGTATTTGATGGTAAAAACAATTACTCAAACTCAGTATTCTTAAGATATAAACACAATAGAGAAGACATAGCAGGCAAGATAGGAATGAAATTAAGTAAAGATAAACATCTAATTATCGATAAAGAATTTCAACAATCTATTAGAAATAGAAAAATGATATTACACAGTGAGATAAACATAAAGGAAATAACCACTTTTAGTAAGCATGAGACAACTTCTGGTATGATTACATACAAAGCTGAGAGTGGCAATGATGATGTTGTAATGACAACGATAACACTATCCACATGCTTTGATAATATAGGATATAAAAACTTAGTAGAATTATATGTAAATAATAATATACAAGGAGATATGCTAAGATATGTTGAAAATATTACAAGTATGTCTGAAAATACAGCAGGAATAATTGGAGCACACAGTAGAATATATAGGAGAACTCCTGCAATTTCTGGTCCAAGATATCCTGGAAGATAAAAAAATTAAGAGTTTATATTATAAACTCTTAATTTTTATATGTTATATTTTTCAGAATCTATCTGAACTTCATCTACATTACCAACTTTATTACCAACTCTATCATATATTACAGAATTTGGTATCCATCTAAAATGCTTATTTGGAATTGCAGAACCAAAGAATAAACTATAGTAGCCACCAAAAGTTGTCAATCTTTCTTTATTTGATCCTGTCATATCACGTAATTGATATTTACCTTGTGTATCAACAGAAACAAATATAATTTTATTCCAATATTTTTTAGGATATTCATCACTAGGTAAGCACATTACGTGTGTACCTTCTCCGCCAACTTTACCACTTCTAGAAATTGGATACTGTAGTATATATTCTTTTATCATTTTATTATATGATTCAAATGTTTTAAAATTTGTTATCATTATTATCAATTATTTTTAAAGTGCAAATATACATATTTTTGTCTATATATATAAATAATTTTATATTTTTAACAAACAATATTTTAAAAAAATTATATATTAGATAAATTAAAATCAAACACAAATGGCAACAATACCTACATCAATTTCTTATAAATTCTCAATGGATTTAATACAATTAGCATTTTTCTTAGAAAAAGTTCATGATTTAACAGCGATAGATAATGAAATTCTATTAAAAATAGACAAAGAAAAAATATTACTATACGCTGCTGTTGGTGAAAAAAATAATATAAACGCATTCAAATCATATATTTTTAAAACAGATGAAATTTTTTCATTTGTATCAGATATAGAAAAAGAAATAAGATTTATTATAACCGATGCAAAAAAGTTTGAAATTACTCTTAGAAATTATTTAGATTATCAAGAAACCATAAAATGTGAATTTTTTATGAATGATGACACTTATGTAGATAATTTTAAATTAAAGAATTCAAAACTAAAATTAAGTATAACTGGAGGAGATTGTAGAGCAGTAAATACTAATATTGACATGAATATGATTGCATCAGTTCTAAATAAAGATTTAATAGATTTTCAATTTTCACTTGATAAAAATTCCTTTTTGAAAATAAAAAAAATAGGCAGTATAGACAGTGAAAATGATATTTTAACATTAAATGTAATTGATAATGCACTTACAATTGGTGAGAATAATTGGGATTTAGAAATATGTAAAATTGAGCATGATGAATTATCTATAACTTTTCCTAAGAAATATTTCAAATCTATAACTTTTACAGAAAATGAAATAACAGTATATGTTTTTGATACTTTTATATTAATTGACAATGCAAATACCACATTACTAATTTCATTAGAACTAATAGTATAAAAAAAGAGTCAATTTAAATTGACTCTTTTTTTATATTTTCTATCTTACATAATTTATAATTTCTAAGTTCTTTAATTGATAATGTTTTATCAATTTTATTCATACTTGCAGTTTCACTATAATAACCATTAGATGTTCCATACCAACGTATAGTTACATAACCTTTTGATGTACCAAATTTATAAAATGACCAAGTACCAGATTCTGATGCATTTTTATCATCTTCATATGATTCTTCTGCTTGAATTAATTTATATCCTATCAAATCATCCAAATCTCCATTTATATCTTCTATTGATACACTTTCACAACAATCATCATAATGACATAACTCATAAATTTCTCCATTTGATAAATAAAATGTTATATTATCTTCATTATTATCATCATTTACACATTTATCTATCTTAATTATAATCTTACCTATTAATTCCTCATACACTGAATACATACAATTTATTTTAATTTTATTTTTAATCCCATTTTTTGCATTTCTAATATTGCTTCAGCATTTCCTATTGCATCATCAATTGGATGATGTGAGTGATTTGTTTTTCTTAAATGCTTCCATTTTGCATAAGAATCTTTCATCATACCACAATATAAATCTCCTATTCTACGACTTGACCATCCAAAAGGATTCTCACCTGTATATTTAATCATATACCAATTTATCCAAGAAAAGTCATATCCATTATTATCTGATATTAAAATTGGCCTACCATTTGAGTTTTCTAATATCCATTTTGTGAAATTCAACATCACTTTTTCTGGATCATCAAAAGACTCATGCTCCTCTCTTGAGAATCCACTAATTGATAGTGATTCTTTATCATAAACCTCAGAAATTGGTTTTGTTTTACCATAAAAAGTTTTAGTTAAACTTGGTTCAACTATTACGGCACCGAAGCAAACCATTGAGTTTTCACCTAACAATTTTCCATCAGATTCAACATCTACTACAATATACGACATATTTATTCTCTATTATATTTTTTATATGTTGGTAAAGATGGTTTATAATCAGTACCCCATAAGTCTGAGGTTATCATCAAATCAGCAGAATGACGATTACATGCAACTGGAATATCATGTAGTCTACATTGACGTAGTAACATCTGAATATCTGCTTGATGTGGATTTGCATTAAGATCATCAATCAAAAATATACACATATCAATTTCATCTTTAACTACCATGGATGCTATTTCTGCGTCACCTCCAAGTGGTCCAGAATTCATAATCATCATTGAAACTTTATCAATATTTTTAGATTCACAATATTCATCTAAACATTCTTTAATTAATTTACCTGTTGTTCCAGTACAAACCAATTTATTTTTCTGTAACGTTTCTGCGTTATATTTAACCCATTCAATCATATCAGATTTTCTGTAATCATGAGCAATCAATGCAATCATTTTATCTATTATCATATTTTTATCTATTAAATTTTTACTATATTTCTAATGAAATAATATTTACCATTGGAACATTCTCTGAACCACCTAAAATATTTTTCCTTCATTTTTGTTGTTCTTATTAGATATTTTTCATATTTTTCATCACCTGACCATTTATTACATGAACAAAACTCAGTATAAAAATAGTTATCCTTAGCATATTCGCCTTTATAGTTTAATCCATATATCTTAATACAATATTCAAATGTATTTAATGTATCACAATTAGTAAGTTCCTGTATTGTAGGCGTATCTATCAATTTTAGTTTTTCTAAAAATACTTTCTTTGTCATTTTAAATGTCTTCTAATTTTAATTTTGAGAAATTTTCTTCAAATACTATATTTCTTGGCGGCTCTTCAATAAAAAACATATTAGCCATCTCTTGATTAGAATAACCATTAAGATTAATTTTTGTTCCTGAATACGCAATTATGAATTCTAAATTATTATTTTCTTTAGCAAATAAATATAATTTTTTTATTTGATCAATAATGTATTCAGAACTCACTGATGGATGATTATATTTAGTCAAATTTTTTGTTACTATTGCATAGGATTGTCCTTGTAATCCACATGATTGTCCATATATAGCACCAAATCTTTCTTTAGCTTTAAGTGCTGCACCTTTTCCGTGTCTTCCTTGTGTATTAGAACCAAACACAAATATTTGATTTGACTTTAATTTTAAAATATTTCCTTTATACGTTTTCATATACAAATATACAAAAAAATTTTCATAAAAAAAAGAGGATTATAAAATAATCCTCTTTTTAACCTTTTAATCGTATGATTACTTTTTTGTAGTAGCTTCAACAGATGCTTGTCTATAAGGAGTCACCAATTTCTTAATTTCACCAAAAGCTTTTCTAACTTCAGCTTCTGCTGTTTTATTTCCTTTTGTGACAAATTTTTCATGTTTTTCTTTTACAATTTCGAATTGTTCAAGAATTTGTGCATAAATTTCTTCCATAATATATTTTGTTTGTTTTTATAATCAACTCATTGATTGATTTTTTAGAATATATCTTAATTTGTTAATAAAGTTTTATTTTTATTAATAAATTATATTAATCTAATATGATTATATATTATTAGATGATGGTCCTGTTTTGAGATAATTCACCAATAACTTTCAATTTTTTATTTCTTTCATATTTTAGAACATCTGACTCAGTAAATGATTTCCTCATATCAGGATATTGATAGGTATCCCACCATTCACTACCATCATATTCGCCTCTTTGCATCCATACTGCATCTTCACAAAATATTACACCATATAAATTTTGACCACCAAATCCATCATCATATTCATGATTCAATGATTCTAAAAAAATATCATATTCATTTTTATTGAATAATGGTTTTAATTTAATATCATGCTCAATTCCATCTATATCTCTATAATTTATTTCTGATGCTATCAATTTGTAGCTTGATATTGTACTCAAAAATTCAACTTTAGCATTCTTACCATCTCTCATATAATATATAATTTTTTAAAATTCTTCTTCAAGAGCATTAATTAACTTAGGCATATTTGCAGAATAAAAACCTGCCGAATTAATACATCCCAATTCAATTATTTTATATTCAGGATTACCATCAATAATCACTTCACAAATATCCATCACAAAAGAATTTGATATATTATAAATACTAACCATTTCTTTGCAAAATTCTAATGCTCCATCATCAACTAATTCACTTCTATTAATAAAATATCCCATTCTATATAGACTTCCAGTCACAACTTTTCCTCCAACTATCCAAAACCTAAATTCTTTTGTTATTTTTTTAACAGAACTAACTTGAATATCAGTATCTTTTGTTAATGAAGTTTCATATTCACTATTCAAATGATTATCTCTAAATTCTATCCATTCATACATATCAAATACCTTTCCAGTAAATGTTTTTGTATCTTCACACGGTCTAGCAAAAAATAAAGTCCTTTCATTAATATCATCTCCAAATTTTTGAACTATTGAATCATAATTCAACAAATTTTCCTTGTAATATTTACTATAAACTCTATAATCATGATTATCATTCAATTGAGAACCAGGAAACCATTTGTATTTTTTTGCTAATCTTGCCATTTTAACAGAACCAAAGCAAAATACATCTTTTCTATTAGTTTTAAACTCAAAATCTTCTACAAATGGCAAAACCTTAACTACTTCATAAGGTAATTTCATTCTATCTAATGTTTCAACTAAATTATCATAATTTTCTTCTTTGAAAGTATTTTCTTGTATTACGTAGTACATTTTTATTTTTTATATTTATTATCTATTTAAAAAATCTAAATTTGTTTATTAATATATACAAATATGAAAACAAAATTTGAAATATTTATCAATGAACATATATCACCTGATAGAACAAGATCACTAAAATATAAAACAGAATTACCATTAAATGACGAAATTTTTATGTCAGCTGTAGAAAATACAACAGGAACAAAAATATTAGATGATGGACTATTACTAAATGTTGTTCGTTACCAAAAGCCAGAACAAGACGGAGAAACATCAATAAGAACTGGTGTATTCTATCTACCAATTGAAGATAAAAACATCAAAGAATATAGAGGAGGAAAAAGTGGATATGGAGGAACAGATAAATACGAAGGTGAAATTTTATTAAAAAATCCACTTTTTATAAAAGGAGCTACTGGCGGTAAAGTACCTGAAAATGCATATGATAAAATTAATGGAAAAGGTTCAAATAAAAAATTATTAAATGATATTTACGAGTTCATATTAAGAAAACGTAATATACAACCAGAGAATATAGGAGAATTATTAACTAAATACAATAAAAAATCTGATTATAGTGAAAATTGTGATTTAGGATATGATATGATAATAAATAGTAAACAATCAAATCTAATAAGATATGCAATCCAAGAAAATATAATAGCAAATTCTGTTAGAGATGCTGGATATGATTCAGTTTTAGGATATAGTAGAAGAAGAAACGGAGATTATTATATTTCTGAAATATTTGATGTAAGAGAACTAACATATCCTTCAAATGAATGGGAAGCAGATATACACAGTAAATTTTTATGATTTGTGCTCTTGGTGGGAATCGAACCCACAACCCTTTCCTTAAGAGGGAACAGCTCTACCATTAAGCTACAAGAGCATTTTAATGTCAAAAAAGATTACAAAGGTTGTCAACCTTTACTGATGACTAATCAGTGACTATCAGAATCGAACTAAGGCTTCCAGCACTTCATCAATAATCTTTTTTTTGGGGTGAATATTCGGATTCGAACCGAACCTTTTAGGACCACAACCTAACGTGCTAACCGCTAACACTATATCCACCATATATTTGGTCACCAGATGGGATTCGAACCCACATTAACTATTAAGTATTCCTGAACCACAATCAGGGCGGCATCCCTTACCGACTACAAGTGACATATATAATATTCACATTCTGAATATTTGCGGAAAATGGGGGACTTGGACCCTCACACCGATTTAACTCGATGAACAGTTTAGCAAACTGCGCCAATACCAATTATGGACTTAATTTTCCTTATGTGGAGATTATTGGTTTTGATCCAATCTCTCATGCTCTTCAGGCATACGCTTTCACCAGATTAGCTTAATCTCCTTTTTAATAATTTGCGGTAAGTTGAGGACCCGACCCCCATCCGATTAAACGAAACCTAGTTTTCAAGGCTAGTCGCCACTCCAATTGACTGCTTAACTTACCATTTTTTGCGGAAGTAGTAGGACTTGAACCCACACGCCGTTTTTAGCGACCTACTGTTTTCAGGACAGCTACCCTTAGACCAACTGGGCTTATACTTCCAAGTTATAATATTCTACTCTTAGAATATCATTGCACGCCAGGCAGGATTTGAACCCACGAACCTTACGGATTGGTTTTGGAGACCAACAGCTTTAGCCACTTGCATACTGACGCATATTTTTGTGGGAAGAATGGGACTCGAACCCATAACACTCACGGCTTCAACGTGATGCTCTACTCATTTGGAGCTACCTTCCCTTATACCATTACTTGTTTTTATCAAGTATTATTTTTCTTTCATATTCTAAATCTAATTTCTCAATCACTGAGAATGGTGAAACACCTATTCCTGAATATGTAATATCTTCAAATCCATTTTCTTTTGTAATTAGGCTTTCATCTTCTGATATTGCACCTGAATATTTATCATATCCTTTTTTATGTTCAATATCACCTGTACTTGGATTATATGATCCCCAACTTGATGATCTTTTTGAACCAATTGGTTCCACATAATAACTTTTACCTGTTTTTAATGACTTAACAATGAATCGTCCTGTTTCATCTCTTTGTGTCATAAATTTTTTGTCGAAATCTAACTTTACCCCATGATTTTATATTTATTTTTTATAATAGCTTCTCACCATTCCGATGGATAATTTTTATGCCCAGCCTAACTGAATAACTGTCATCCACTATGACAAATGTGAACCGTGTGAGATTTGAACTCACGACCTTAAAATTAAAAGTTTTAAGCTCTACCAACTGAGCTAACGGTCCATTGTGTACCTGATGGGACTTGAACCCACGACCTAATGTTTAAAAGACATTGGCTCAACGACTTACGTCTCCAACCGAGCTCCAGGTACATAATTTATTTCATATCTAATATTTCAAAGAACTTATTTAAACAAAAAAAATCCAAACTTTTTGAGTTTGGATTTATATTTCTTTTTTACATTTATTAATGTTAGCTTATATTAACAATAAGACAAGAAGTATCTGTTCCAAACTTGGTTTTTCTAAACCAGAATTTAAAGGATTTTGATGAACTACTATGTTTACTTATTGCTCTCATGATTTCTAAAATTTTATCTTGTTATGTTTTTTATTCTTTGTTATATATAATAGAAAAAATATCATTTTTTTCTATTTTTGATTTCTTTTAATATGATAGTACAAAAGTACAATAAAGTTTTCAATCTACCAAACATTTATTGAATTATTTTCGATTTATTTTATTTAATCACTATATTTTATTGATAATCTGCTGTTTGAATAATTCCAAACTTATGAAAATATCTTAATGGTCTCCATTTGTGATTATTCACATAGAATCCCCATTTATGATATGATTTTGAACACAATAAAATTGTCCAAGCTCCTTCTTTTGGTATATCTAAGTAATGTCTTTGTTCTGCTTTCATAAAACGTGGCTTCCATGCTTCAGCTAAATACTTAACAGGATTTCCATTTTCATCTGGTATTACATTAAAGTATTTGCCTTTTATTATTATTGATATTAAATCACATGAGTGATCATGAAAAAAACGTCTATCATCTGATCTAAGCCAGTGGTGTAATCTAAATGAATATCCAAAAATAATTAATGTCCATCTATATAAATATGGACATTCTTTTATTCCCATAGGTTCTTTAAACCTTATTTGAAATATTTTTCCAAATGGAATATCCTTAAAATTTTTAAATATTAAAATTTTTTCCATTTTTCATAATTTATTGTCAGTTGGGAAGGATTCGAACCCCCTATCTTTTGCCTGTTATGATATTAACAATATTAATCTCTCATTTTCAGTCATTCTCCACATTAGCTAATTATATTGAATCACTTACTTCTTTAAAATTTTTTCTTATTAATACGATTAGAATTAACTAATCCAACTGCTCTACCTATTGAGCTACCAACCGATCTCTTATATTTTAAAACAAAATTACAATAAAGTTTTTAATCTACCAAATATATATTGTATTATTTTTGAAATATTCATATGCATATAAACCATTTGAATTGACTTCATGATTCTTTGTGCTGTTTTTGTGAGTATTTTTACTATTATAAAGTCCATTTTGTGAACAACTACACAACATCACAGAAACAACGAAAACTAATAATACACTTTTTGATTTCATAATTTATTTTTTAATTATTATTTATAGTACAAAAGTAATACAATTTATTCAATATACCTAATATTACTATATTATTTTTATTTTTTTTATTTCTAAGTCATCAACAGTCGAATTATCTTTTTCTAATTCACCATTTTTATTAAAAAATGATATGTCATTGATTATCTTATCTTTTCCTAATTTATAAAAAGATAGTGTTTCATTACAATCACTTCTACTTGCAAAAATCTCAGGATATTTACAAATTATTTTATATGTTGTCTCACTACCTTTAAATCCAAATGATGTATTATTTAAATATAATTCCTTATCTTTAACTTTAATTACATACATTGGTTCTTGCTTAGTGAAATCTTCAAATGTTCTCATTCCTATTGTTTTTTATTTCTCTTGTTATAATTTCTGTACAAAATAAAATTAATCCAGACAATCCGATAAACAAATAATTGTTGCTTATTTGTTCATCTAAAATAATAATATTATACATAATTATAATATTCGATATCATAACTAATATCACGAAAATATTATTAAATATTTTATTAAATTTTTTCATAATTATTTTTTAAAATTATTAAATTTTTAATCATATGCAATCCAAATACCGTCAAATTCTTCAACTTCAAATAATGATTCATCTCTACGTCTACCTAACATTTTTAAGCTTTGAATAGCTTCATCAATATCTACACCAGCAGCAATAAAATTTCCACCAATGAAAATATTTGGTTTTATTTTTTCATGTTCATTTCGAACTCTATCATATTCTTCTTTGCTATGTTCAATAGCCTGTATTTCTTTTGAAAATTCACTAAAAAAATTATAATTTTTAGGAGTTTTTGAATTTGTAATATGCCAAACTTTCTTAGCTCTTGTGTCCTCAAAAATCGCAGTTTTATGAAAATTTATTTCTAAAAATCTACATATTTTATCTTGTATAATTTCATCTGATGTTTCTAAAATTCTTCTTCTCATAATTTCTTTGTGTTATTTTTAATTGTGTCACAAAGATAAAGTATTTTTTTATCTCTTAAAAATAATTATATAAAATATTAATATTATTTATATTTTATACAATTATTTTAAGATATTATTCTATATCAACATCAAATCTAATACCATTTGAATCATAATAATACATATCAATTCTATCATATGAAGTATACCATTCATCATTTGGAATAGTATAAGAAAAGAAATTATCTTCTTCTTGATAAGGTGCTAAATCATCAAATTTATTACTTAATTCATTTCTACATTCACAAAATCTACCCCATTCAACAGCACCACCATAATTGTGTTTGCATCTATCTTTTCCATATCCATACCATTTAGCGGTTTCTTCCACACTATTAAATCCTAATCTACCTTTATTATCAAGTTCCACACAGGCATCAATAGAATCAATAAAATCTGATACATATTTTTTAAAAACCAAATTTTCTAATTTAGATTTATCAAAAACAAAATTTAATTTTTCAAAACCATCTGCATCACCTTCCATAAAAGTGACTACAATTTCATAACAATCTTTTTTATTTAATTGCTTTTTATCTTTATTAATCTTAAATTCCTTCATATTTTCTAATTTATTACCAAATAAGGCATACCTCCAGGTAGAACATTCCACA